CGTGAATTACAAATCCTTAAGTATTACAGGCTCGTTAGAAAATGGGCCTGTAAGACTTACGGGTTGAAAGATGCTGACCTTGAATTACTAATTTACTTAGACTGCAAAGGTCGGTTTACAAGACAAGAGTTTATAGACGGCACATACACTTATTCATGGGATAAGCAAAGATGGGATCGTCTTAGAAAAGAAGGCTGGATAGAAGTTTGGCGACATAGAAATCGTACAACGATAAAGTATAGCGTATTTAAGACTTCGTTTAAATGCAGCCAATTAATAAGTAGAATCTATAGGATCTTACTCGGAGAAGAAGATTTACCAGTATCAGATCGAAGTGTATTCTACAATAACAAATCATATACAGATAAAGTATTTAACAAGGCTATTGACGATATGATTAAAGACCCGACTAGATAATGGCTTTTAAAATGAAAAATAAAGATTTAGGTAGCACAGCTAGAGAAGCTGGCGTGCCTGAGTCTAGAAGAACTGATTCACCTATTAAATTTGATTTTAGCAGTGCGCTAGATAAAGTTGGAACTGGACTAACAGGTTTAGGTATGATACCAGGTGTTGGCAACATTGCCGATGCTGCTAACACTGCTTTGTCTGCTGGTCGAGCTGGTTATGCTAAATACAAGGGTGACGAAAAAGCATACAAGAAACACAGAAACGATGCGGCAATAAATGCTGCGGCTATGATACCGGGAGCGGGTCTTGCAGTTGGTGCGGGTAAACTAGCGGCTAAAGGAGCTAAGGCTGTTAAAGCTGGTAAGACAGCTGAGAAAGTTGCTAAAGAAGGTGGAAAGCTAGCCGCTAAAACAGGTAAAAAAGCTGTTGTTAGTAAAACTAAAGAAGAAGTTAATAAGCGAGTAGATAAAAAACCTTCTAAGCCTAAGCCTAACAATAAAAAGATAACTACAAAAGAAAATAAACCTAAAAAATCAAACTTAGCATAATGGGATTTAAACTAGGTAGTGAAGGTAGAAGAATAAGAAACCCTAAGGATACACCTATATTTCGTAAAAAATTAGGTAAAGGTATATTAGGAGAAGCTAATATGGACGGATCTATCTATATTGATAAGTCTGTACCTAAAGGTAGTGCTCTTGAAAAAAGAGTAATAAACCATGAAAGCAAGCATTTAGATGATATGAAATCTGGTAAGCTTTCTTATGGTGATGATTATGTTAGACATAATAACAAAACGTATCCACGTAGAGACGGTAAAATAAAATATAACGGCAAATGGCATGAAGAAGGTAGTATGGCTTTTCCTTGGGAGAAAGCTGCTAAGCGTGCTGAAAAGAAAAAATAACTATGGCGTATAAAATGAAAGGGTTTTCAGGTTTTAAAAGCGAAGGTCCAGTGAAACCAAAAAGTATAGTATCAGCTAAAAAACAACCTATCAAGCGCGGCCCTAATCCTGACTCAGATGCTCACATAGGAGCTGTACCAACGTTTAGCGATCATATTGAAGAAGCAAAGGTAAGAAGAAAAAATAAAAAGAAATGATAAACAATTTAGTCGGAGGTTTATTCGGTAAAATAGTAGACAATGCAGAGGGCATACTTGACAAAGTTGTTACTACAGACAAAGAGCGCGACGAAGCTAAGCTTGCTCTTAAAAAGCTACTTCTTGATGCAGAGCGCGAAGCGTTTGCGAAAGAAGTCGAAGATCGCAAGTCTGCAAGAGATATGTATAAGGACGATGCTATTATTCAAAAGGTTTTAGCAACGTTATTTACTATAGCTTATTTTGGTATTACTTTTGTAATGTTTAATTATTTTGTTACAAAGTCATTAGACTTAGGTGAATTTGAAATAAGCTTTATATCAACAATATTTGGTGCCATGAGCGCTAAAGTAAATACAATTATAGACTTCTTCTTCGGTGGAAGCTCAAAGAAAAACGAACAACTAAAAGAAAAATAAAATGGGAATGAACTCAACAGCAACAGCTTATAACTTCGGCCAGTTAGGTAGTGCTCACATGCACAACGACGCTGGCGAAGATTTAACCCCACCAGACGGTATGGTAATAGTAGCTATAACCATGATAGACGCTACTAAATTTGACAAGCTAACTTGTGACACTAGCAACTCCGTAGTATATAGTGGCACTGAAAGTAATAATACATATTTTGGTATTACAAACGGTAACACTGGCGGAAACAGTGAAGCTATTCAAAACGATATAGAGTTTCCAGCTGGTATGACTATATATGGTAGATGGACAGCCGTGTCTTTACAAGCAGCACAAACTACAGGTGGTATAATCGCTTACTTCGGATTTTAATGGCATTAGGAAACGCTAATAATTCAGCTCAATCTAGAGGTAAAAACAAACCTGTTATAGTCAAGAGACGTAAAGAGGTTGTTTTAGCTAAAAGTTACACAGCAATAACGGGTAGCACAAATCAAGGAGCGGTGACTGGTTCAGTAGCTTGCGCTGTAGATAATTCAGACGTAAACCTAACATATTATCACAACAATACGGGCCAAGATTGCCCTACAGCAGGTAGTAAAGTATACTCAAGACCTCGAGCAAACGATAGGTTTTTACTAACAGATGGTATGTACAAGGTTTTATGTGGTTCAACGTACTATGCTTTGGAAATTCAAAGCAGCTTGGTGCGCACGATTAGAGCTTGTAAATAATAAATAATAACTAATTTAATTTATATTATATTATGGCAAAAAGAAAAACACCGAAGGTGCAAGACCTTCGACCAGACTCTATTACTAAAGAAGAATTACAAAAACTTCAGAATGTAGTTAAGATAATCAATGAAGCTCAAATGCAGATAGGTATGCTAGAGAGTCAAAAGCATGCAATGCTTCATGACATTACTAATGCTCAACAGGTTGTTAATACTGTTAGAAAAGAGTTAATAGAAAAATATGGAGATCATGATTTTAACATCATAGACGGATCAATTAAATATAATGAAAATGGAGACGACAAAACTGATACGAAAGATAACAGTAGGTAAAGATTATAAAGTCGATTCAATGCACTACGCTGTAGGGCAAGAGGTTTATGGAGGTCATACTATTTGTGATATTATTGAAGAAGATGAAAAGTATTCAATATATATTAAAAAGAATAAAGATGTATTGCCTTGGAAAGACTTCAATAAGAATATGGCTATTTCAGTAGAATATAATTTACAGTACTAATGCAAAGTGTTTACGGTTTTGTTGTTACGCCAAAAGGCGGTAGATACAACAACACTAAAAATATTGATGGTAAAGAGCTAATTGTAAACTCTGAAATATATAATCATCAATTTACAAATAGAGAGGCAATCGTTCTAGAGGTGCCTAAGATAAATAACACTAACATTAGTAAAGGCGATACAGTTCTAGTTCATCATAATGTATTTAGAAGATGGACTGATGTGCGTGGTAAAGAAAAGAATAGTAAAAACTATTTTGATGATGATACGTATATAGTATATCAAGATCAAATATTTCTTTACAAAAATAAAGACTGGAGCTCAATGCCAGGATTTTGCTTTGTTCAACCAATAAAGGCTATTAGTAAGCTTGACATAGAACAAGAACAGCCGTTAAAAGGTATCGTAACATATACTGACGGTAGCGTTGACAAAGGTGAGCTTGTAGGATTTACTCCTAACTCAGAATATGAGTTTGTGTTTGAAGGCAAAAGACTTTATAGAGTATACTCTAAATTTATTACAATTAAATATGAATATCAAGGAAACGAAGAAGCGTATAATCCAAGCTGGGCATAAAGCAGTTGAGGAATTAATTAAGGTAGCTAAAGAGGCTATTGTTGATAGTGACGATGATATTTCAGCAGACAGACTGAAAAATGCTGCGGCTACAAAAAAGTTAGCTATATTTGATGCATTCGAAATACTCAACCGCATACAAGAAGAAGAGAATATTTTGGAAGGAAAGACACCTGAAGAAAAAAAAGACAGAGTATTTAAAGGCTTCGCGGAAGGCAGATCGAAATGAGTTACGAACAAAGATTATATAAAATAGTAGAACCAGTTAAGAAGACAACAATAAGTCGACTTAACAAAAAACGTTTATGGAAATATGGATACAATAAAGAACATGATATTGTGGTTATCAGCAAAACTGGCAAAATTGGACAAATACTTGAGATTCAAGGTTTGCGAATTGGCTTGCCGATGGAACCACAAAAACTGTGTGTGCAAAGCAACAAATGGGAAAAAGTAGAATACCCAAAAGAGTTAAGTAAACTTAAGAATATATTTGACTGGAGAGCATATCCAGAAGAAGCTAAAGATCAATGGTATGATCTTATAGACGAAGAGTTTAAACGTAGAGACGAAGGCTTTTGGTTTATGAACGATGGCAAGCCTACATATATAACAGGTAGCCATTATATGTATTTACAATGGAGTAAAATAGATGTTGGTGCTCCAGATTTTAGAGAGGCCAACAGACTGTTCTTTATATTTTGGGAAGCGTGTAAAGCAGATAGAAGATGCTACGGTATGTGCTATTTAAAAAACAGACGTAGTGGTTTCTCATTTATGAGTAGTGCTGAAACTGTTAACTTGGC